ATAACCCCTAAGTTAAAGTTTGCTAAATCGTACAATCTATTTTGTGTAATTACAGTTGAAGTACCACCAACATCACCTGATGCAGTTGCTGTACCTGAAGTAACAATATCAAAACTGTCTAAGGTTACGTTTGAAATACTTGTGTAAGTTCCATTAATTTCTGAACCTAAAATACCGTTATATGATGTACCAGCAGTTAAACCAGAAATAGTTACATTGTTTGAAGTACCATGCATACCGTGATTTCTAGCAAATATTCTAACTGTACCTGAAGTATTAGTTGTTCTAATTGGATTGTTAGGTAATGTTCTTGTTGGTAATGCATCGTTAACTAAAGTAACTGTACCTGTAACATTACTAAACTCTGCTCGTTTTAATTTAAACTTCAAGTCTTCGTTTTGTTCTGCTGTCCAAGTCGATCCGTTTTGTGATTTAAAGAATACACCCGCATATGGTTGTTGGGATATAGTACGATCTGAACCAATTTGAGTATCACCTATTCTTGCGACATATACGTTATAGTCATCACAGTTTGATAATAGACATAAACAGTATTCAGTTTTTTCCTGTAAATAAACAGGCGATGGGAATGTAAATGTTGTAGCTGTTGTGGCATCTGCACTTGTACTCACAGAACTTGGATTTAAAACAACTTCTGAGAATGGTAATACTGTACGAGATGGATAACCATTAACAACTTCTCTAATTTGTAAAGTAACTGGAACTTGATTTTCACCAGCCTCTGGTTTAGATTGGAAGTAAACATCAACAGATGTTGCGAATACTCCACCTGTGTCATCAACCATAAATGTTTGAGCAATCGGATCAATCCACTGAATAACTTCTTGTGTTGTTCTTGTAGATGATCTATTAATATTTCTTGTATCTGTAACAGTTTGTCTAACAGTTGTAGCCTCTCTTGTAGAAACAATTGTATTTTGTACATTTTCAATTGTTCCTCTAGCGATGTAATCGCCCTCTGCCGCTGTTTCAACATCTGTTGTTGAGTTTGTTGATGAACTTGTTAATCTGAATACTCTTTGACCAACTCTCCATCTAGGATTTGAATCACTTGTTGGATCAGGTATCGCAAAAGTACCAGATACTTCACCACTTGCATCAGAAACTAAGTTACCACCTAATGAACCACCTGTTGGAGTAACATAAGAAGTTACATCAACATTATCAAAGAAAGCATAAACTCTTGTGTTAGGTTTTAATCTTTTTGCTGTAAAATTAATAGTACGACTTCTAATAAAAGGTATAAATGCAACACTTACAACTTTATCACCTAGTGATGTTCTAACTGTTTGCGGAACAATCGCTGTTCTTATACCTGTTCTTGTTTGTGAAACTCTTTGATTAGTTGTAGTTGTTACATCACGTGCTCTAACTGTCCAACCACCAACACCTCGACCATTACCTGCAACTCTATTTCCACCAATATATTCATTACCTACTTGTGTAGTTGTTTCAGTTGGTGTTCCTACCCAATGATCTTGCCATTCATTCCATACTGTGTCAATCTCAACACTTTCTAAATTAGGATTACCTAGGTTTTTAACCATTGTGTCAAAAGAACCTTCACCATTGATAAGTAGATCAGGAACTCTATTTGTTTCTTTCCATTCATCACCTGGAGGATCAAGTGTTACTGAACCTGTCCAAGTAAAGATATTAAATGGGTTAACATTAACATACTTACTTGCGTAAGGTTGGTCAACCATAGTTGCTTCTGTGTATGGTAAAGTAATTAGATCACCAGTTTTAGCATAATTTGCTGCTGTTCGATCTGCGGCTACAATTGCTGTTCCGTCATCATCAGCTTCAATTAATTGAACTGCTTCAGAGTTAAACATTGGTCGCATATAGCCACCTGCCATATCCATTGATACTTTGTAATCTAAATTACCTACGTCACCAATTCCGTGACCTGTAAAATTATCTACAATAAATCCATTTTTAAATCTATCAAATCCTTCTGCGTCTTGTATTTGTAAAGATTGTGCTTGTGTTTCTAATAAAGATAATTGAGTATAATATTCTACGTTCTCAATTCTTTTTTCTAACTTACCGATATCTCTCATAGTATATCGTTTGTTATCTATTTTTTTAATACTTAAATCTTCCGTACTTAATGTGTAAGGGTTTAGATAAAGTGTATATAAATGCATTGCGTTGTCTAACGCTTTTGGTACTTGTGGTTTTAACCCACTTGCACCTTCGGCAATTTTAAAATTACCTTCTTTATCCAAAAAGACTTTATCAATTCTTGGTAAGTAATACTCAAAGTCAGATGTAATATTAGAATTAAACTTAATAACATCTACTGTTGAAGCACCTGTACCATCAAAACTTCTGTCTACATTACCTGAATTAATTGTAGTTGCGTCATCAACTCTTGGTCTAAAGTCTAAACAATCTCTTAAATCAAATTCTTCACCTGTTGTATCTGAAAAATAACTAGGTATGTTAGCGTAATCAACAACTCCTGAATAACTATCGACATCAAAGTAATCTCCTGAACCGTGAGAGAAGTAATCAAAGTTAATTAACAAACGACCTGTAGGAACTACTGCGCCTGTTTTTAATTTTAATCTTCCAACGTCATAGAAGTTATCTCTTTGTCCATTGTCTAATTCAAATCGTGCTGTAATATCTGTATCACTTGTAGTTGCCGCAGTTGAAAAATCTGCTGACATATAAACTGAATTTAAAGCGTAGATATCTGCTTTCGCTAGATTAATTATTCCACTTTCAATTGTTGCTTGTGTTGCAACTGCTAAAGTAGAACCTGAAACTAATGTTTTTGTTTTTGAAGGACCAATAGATTTATTAATGGTACTTAATACTTTAATTTTTGCGTCAGCATATGCTGTACCAAAATCAAGTGTTAACTGAATACCTGATGGTGAACCACCTAATGTAAAGATTGGATTACCATCTCCATTGTTTCCTGTTAAACTCATTACATCACCCGTTGCGCCAGTTGACGCTGAAGCGATATCCATTATAGAAACAACATAATCTCCTTCAACTAAACTAGCAAATGTTTCGTTAACGTTTGCTGTAATCGTCACAGAACCAGAAGATAATGTTCTTACATATTGTCTTCTAAAGATATAACTTGTATCTGTTTGACCAGAGTTTGCTGTTGTTTTTAAAGTCTTAATTGTTTGTTGTGGTAATCTAAAGATTGAAATATTTTTATCAGAACCTTGTAACTTACCTCGGTTTCTTGTTGCGATAGTTTTAGTTGATACATCACTTCCACCAACTGCGCTTGATAAAACTAAACTTGTATCTGAAATGATTGCTTCTACTAATCTTGTAATTGATGAACCTGCGTCAGTTGTAAAGGTAATACTATCACCTACTTTTAATTCTGTCGTAAACAAAGTACCAAAACCAGTTACTGCTGTTCCACTATTTGCTACTGATAATGAACCAAACAATGGATAACTTTCACCATAAGTTGCGTCAATTGCTGTATCTGCAGTATATGTTGGTGAACCTGCCATTGCAATTTGTTTCACACTAGGGAAGTCAAATGATCTTACACCTTTGAAACCAATAGTATCTGCTTGAATTGTTGCTGTATTACCTGAAGTACCACCTGTGATTGTTTCACCTGCGCTAAACTCTCCTACGATATTTGCAACAACTACAACACCGTGTTTCGCTACACCACCTGAAGTGTATGATGTAACATTAACTGCAGATGTACCTGTTGAGTCATATAACTCAAAAGTATTTGTAAGTGGATTTCTAACTGTAAATAATGTTCCGCTAGCAACTGCTGCGGAATCAACTAAGAAACCAGGATTATCAATTGTAATCTGCATTCCTTCTTTAAATGAGTGACCGTTTGCTGTTACTGTACTTGTAACACCTGGATTATCTGTGTTATCGATATTTGTAATTGCAACTGACTTTGTTGCTGAAATAGATTGTACATAACCATATGCGTTTGAAGTACCACCTGTAACTTTTTCACCAGTTGTAAATGCAGTATCGTCTGTGATATTTAAATGTGTAAACATATTAATATCAAAAAGATAATGTCTATAAATTGCTGATGTTAGAGATGAACTTGAAAAGATAAAGTTTGATGCGCTACCTGTAACGTATTCAAAACCTTTTGATTTAGCTCGACCAATCTGAGGAACTGTTACCCCTGTTGATGATTGTGCAGTGCCACGTGAACTTGTTGCAGTATCAAATAAAGAAACTGCTTTATAAACTTCTGTAGGTCCTTCTGCTGTTGTTGAAACATCAGGTGAACCATAAACATTGGTTACGTTAACATAATTTTGAACATCAAATCTTGTATTAAAGTTTTGTTGTGTATCAAAACTTCTTGCTTTATTAATTTCTATAAATGTTGTACCAATAGTTTCAATTTCATAACCTTTAACATATGCTTTACCTGGTGATAATCCTAATGCTAATTTTGTAGCGTCACCACCATTACCTGAAGTATAGATACCTCTATTGTTACCAGAAATTAAATGTTCTCTTACATCTAAATCAAATTCTCTTACTGTGTAATCACCTGATTCGTCAAACGTTCTACGAGCAAATGTATCTTCTAATACAGCGTATTCTGTACTTCTAACTTGATTGGTTCTTACACCGTTTTCTAATCTTAATAATTCAACAAAGTCAGCATCTTCTGTACTTGTTAATGTTCTTTTAGCTAAAGTTAAATTAATTTTAAATCTATGAGCACCTGGAGCGTTAACGTTAGATGAACCCGCAGCGTTATCATTTAAACTTGCGTCATCATTTGGTGTTACAAATGTTTCAGTAAATGTTACACCTACTCGATATGAAGGTGTATTTGTATATTTGTCTAAAACAATTGTTTGTGCATCTACTGATACAAAGAAACCATTAATATAGTAAACACCAGCCTCAATAGAAGCAGCAGAACCTGTTGCTGTTGTGTTAACGACACAAGATAAAGAAACACTATCACTATTTGTACCTGTTAATGTTTCACCATCTGTAAATGATGTTGATGTTTTTGAAGTACCAGAGTCTAAGTATTTTACATATAACGTATCAGGATCTGTACCATCTGTTGCTACTCGATTAACGACTAGTGCTTGTACACCTGAACTACCACCTGTTAAAACTGTACCTGTTGTAAATTGAGCAAGAGTATTACCACTTCCTAAACTTGTTAACTTAACTGCGTAGTAATTAAGATCAAACGAAATCTCACCTGGAATAATCATTGCTCCTTTTTCGAACATATGATCTCCAAATCTTTCAATTTGGTTTTGTAAGATCGTTTGTGATTGTGTTAACTCTCTTGCCTGTACAGCAAATGCTGGTCTAAAAAGAACTCTATGAAACTTTTTACTTTCGGCAAAGTCATCATAGTAAGGCGAGAGGTTAAAGTCAGTTGGACTTGGCATTTATTTCCCTCTAAAATTCAATTATTAATTTAACGTTCTCCGTTTGATCCGAAGCTCTTGTAATCGGCGATCTATTTTCTACATAAATCACGTCACCTGTATCTGCATCAATCTCACCAGCATTGTAACCAGCAGTAAATGAAATGTTATCTACTGTCGAAGTTGAACTTGACGGTGTTGCTGTTACACTTGAACTTTGTCCAGTAATTGTGTTTGTACCTGAAAACGCTGTAAGGTCTCCGTTACTATCCACACCAGCGTCATTGAATTTTGTTTGTACATAGTATAAAATACTATTTGTTGTATCGTGTTCTACGACTTTTCCCACTGCGCCAGTTGTTGCTTGATTAATTTCTTCATCAATTGTAAATGTACCTGATGCACTGGATAATAAAATTGCTTTTGTACCTCGAAGTGTAGTAGCACTTGCAGCAGATCCTCCACTATCAGGATCTCTTAATAATGCAACTCGTCTAAAATCGTTTGCTGTTGTAAAGTCACCAGAGTTTGATGTTTCGCCAGCTTCAAAATTAGTGTTTAACATTACATAGTAACCACCTAATTCTTTGACTGCGTTAAAACCGTGTCCACCTTTTGGTTCAATAATACAATCTAATTCAGCACCTGAACCTCCACCTGCAGAGTTTGTACCTGCGTTAATATCGGCAACTGTGATGTAACCAAAAGTATAACCTGAACCTACGTTTGTTACAGTAACTCCTGAAATCGCACCACCAGTTAAAGTAACTGATACAGTACCAGATGATCCGTCACCACGAATAGGTATCGCAGAGATTGTTGAACCTGAAGATGTGGTAAAACCAGTTCCTGCTGATTTGATTTTTACAATGTTAATTGCGCCATCGACTGCTGCTGAACTGACTGTTGAGTTTGTTGCAACTGCCATAAAGTCTGTTGATAAAAAGTTTGTTTGTTGAGCGGCAGATAACGTGTACATATATTTCCATTTGTAACCATCTCCTGTCGTTAAAATAGATGTAGATGTACCTGTAGGTTCTACTGTTGAAGAAGCACCTGAATTGTTATCTAAACATTTGTAAACATTGTAGGTACTGGAAACAACATAAAACGTAGCATCCCATAATGAAGATGCACCACTATTTGCTGTTTGTGTCGTTGTTGTACCTGTAATTCTATTTCCGTAATCGTGTCTATAATAATCATATACTGTTCCTGTAACCCAATTTCGTCTTGGGATAACATAAGACACATCTGAAGTTGTTACTTTTTTCGCAGCAAGAAAATCATCAAAATATGAAAACTCGTCTTGTACTGAATCTACGGGAGTTAAGGGTGAAGTGTCAGAACCTTGATTTTCTGTTCTTCCATCGGGTCTTGTCAATGTTCCAAAAGCCTGTGGTCTACCAATACCTAAATAATAGACACTTGGTGTCGCTTCTGAAAACGATTCAACGAACTGTTCTGCGTTGTGAATCCTAAATTTATTTGTTATAATCGCTGGCATTTGTTATTCCTTTTTATTATTTATACCCTTTTTTAATCATTACTATTGAAACCTGTATCTTATAATTACAATTCCTTTTCCACCAGCACCACTAGGATCACCTGTATCACTTCCAGAAGCACCTCCACCACCTCCAGTGTTGGCACCACCAGCACCTCCAGCAGCAGGACCGCCAGGTGTAGGAGAAGGTTGAGTTCCCCCATTAGTTCCAGAATTTAATGCTGAACCACCACCAGCACCTCCAGCAGAATTTCTTTTATTAGCGCCACCACCGCCACCACCTATTCCACCGTTTCCAGCGTAGGCATTACTAGCCTGTGAATCAATAACAGCACCACCTCCACCACCGGCCCAATAATAGTTATTTCCACATATATTATTTTGTGCTCCAGCTCCACCATTTCCAGCTCCACCACTTGGACCCTCAACAGCATTAGCACCTACAGCAGCTGCACCGCCACCACCACCGCCACCGCCACCACCAGTATTATGTGTAGATCCGTTACCACCATTATTACCTTGAGGTGGACTTACAGGAGGTGTATTACCTGCTCCACCACTAGCAGAATCAGAACCTCCACCGCCACCAGAACCTCCAGAAAGTCCAGCTACATTATAATATCTTCCACCACCTCCACCACCAGTAGATGTGATTGTACTAAAAACTGAATTTGAACCAGGATTACCTGAGCCTACAGTTGCTCCAGATCCTGCTGGTAATGCTGCCCCTCCAGCACCTACTGTAATAGGATAAGTTGTTACTGATACTGGAAAAGCACCTGCGTTACAACCTGGACTTGGAAAAGTTGTTCTATAACCACCAGCACCTCCTCCGCCAGCGTGTTGAGTAGCTCCTGAACCACCTCCAGCGACTACTAGATAATCTACATTACTAGGTCCACCTAGAGATCCTAATTGTGAAACAACAAAACTACCGTCACCTGTAAAAGTGTGAATTTTAAAATTACCTGATGTTGTTACGGTACCACCTGTAGCATTTATATAAGTTGGACCATAATCTGTAGAAGTGTCATCTAATATTGCTCTCCAACCTTGTGTTGCGTCTATGTAAACAAATCTTGTACTTAATCTATCTGTAGCAAGTGTAGCATTAACAGCACCACCATCAATATTACTTCCGTTTCTTCCAACGGTTACATTATTTGTTCCAAAAGTACCAGCATAATCAACGATTGTAACTTCATCACCTTGTGTTGGTGAACTTGGTAAATTAATTGTGTGTGCGTTTGAAGTTGTGTCAATGAAGTAACCTTCTCCAGCACTTGCTGTTGTAGCAGTTGAACCGTCAGCAGTAATAACTGATTGCCAGTCTGTACCAGCAACGATTGTACCACTAGCTCCAAGAGCAATTGTAGTACCGTTAATTGTAATTCCTGTATTTGCTAATCTATCATTTGCAATTGTACCTGGTGCGATTTGTCCACTTACGATACCAGCAGTTGGACTAATTTGAGTTGTAGTGATTGCGCCAGGAGCTATATTTGAAGCGCCAACAGCGGCAGGACCCATTAAAGGTGCTGTGATAGCAGCTGGACCTATATTTGGTGCTGTAATTGTAGCAGGAGCAATATTTGAACCTTGAACAGTAGCAGGAGCAATTAGTGTTCCTGTAATTGTACCAGGAGTAATATTGGAAGCAGATATTGTACCTGGAGCAATTTTATCACTCGTTACTGCACCTGGTGTTATATTTGATTCTTTTATTCTATTAGCCATTTGTTAAAACTCCTTAATTGTGATAGCATCCGCATTTGCTGGTGCTGTACCAAAAGTTAATGTTGTTCCTGATACCGTATAATCGGTTGTAGGTCTTTGTAAAACCCCATTCAAAAATACCATAATACTATCTACGCTATTATTTATATTCGTTAGAGTAAACGCTTGTGTAGAACCATCACCTGTAGCAGTGGTTGTTGTAGGTCTTAAAGCGAGTGTACCTGCGACTGCTGGAACTACTACTGTAACACTTCCACCACCATAATTAGCGTGTGGTGACGCCTGAATTTGTGTATAATGTGCGTTTCCTACTTCACAATATAGTTTAATTTGTGATTCACTACCATCATTTTTAAGATCAACGATACCTGATTGTAAAGTAATTCGATCATTACCCCCTATTTTAATGTCAATCTGATCATCTGTGTCCGCTGTAATTGATGTATCTGCGTCAGCGTCTAGTATTAATTCTGTACCATTCATATCTAAACTGGTAGATATGACACCTGCGTCTAAAGTTTTATTTGAAAGAGTATCTGATGTACTTCTTGCTACAACGGTATCAGTGGCATTAGGAAAAGTTAAACTATAAAGAGTTGTACCATCTCCTAGTTTTGTATAGATTTCATTAAAATTATCATTTGCTATATCACCACCAGCACGTAAGGTACTACCTGTACCGTCATCTGCGACTGATCCGATATTAATTATTTGTTTTGCCATTGATTCTCTCTAAACTTTCTTATATTTATACATTATCTGTTAAAATGTTTCATCAAAAGTGAAACCTGTATTGTCATAAGTGATATCTGTTCTATCATAAGATATACCTGGAATACTAGCCGTAATTTCTGTTGGATAACTTATGTAAGTTTTTAAATTATCATTGTCATAATCTTGTATTTGTACACCTGTTCCGTTTAATGTATTATTTAAACCTATAATCGTATGATCTGCCCAATTGACCATTTTCATTGGGGACAATAATTTTGTAGTTCCCCCTCCTGTAGCAGTATATGAGCCTGTTTGTACACTAGGGTGATTACCACTAAACATATTATCTGTTCCAAAAGGATTATCGTATATGTTTAATGTTTTCATACGTGGTCCACAGTATGCGTAACCAAATTTGTATTCTGTACCACGTACAGTTATTTTAGCAATACTTGGGAAAGATATTTTCATCTTTCTTGTTAATGTTAAATCTCTTGTATTTGGTGTAAAGAAATCAGTTGTACTTGTATCAAATAAAGGATCTAATCCTAATTCAGGATTTGCGTTTAATGAAGTACCATCATCTTCTGTTCCTAATCTTCTTCCAAAGATTGTAGAGAATAATGTGTTTAGTACACCAAAGATTGGAGTTTCTGATAAACCAGAAATAATACCTTCAACAGGTGAAGTGATTTGAGCACTGACTTGTGTTTGAATATTAACTTGTCCTGTAAAATAGAAACCAGAAGTGTGCATAGTTTTCTTAAACGCATCTCTCCAGTCATTAATTGTACGACCAACTTTGATTACATATGAAAAATCCTGATAGTATAAACTATCTTGTATTCGCATAGTTGTTTCTGAAATCTGACCATCTTGGTTAATAAATGCACCTGCAGTATCAGCAATTGCGCCAATACTAATAGACGCTGTAGCAAAATCATTTTTTGCTGTTGTCGCTGTTGCACCACCTGT